GTTCAGGCTAGAATACGTACACGAGTAGTAACTAGCGATGGTAGAACATTAGACGTATCAGAGTCACGTCCTTTGGGTGAACCACGCATGAAGAAAAGACGCAAGGTCACTATATCTATTCCCCCTCAAAGTAAAGATGGTAGCACTGAACAAATACGTATGGTAGAAGAAAAAGAGGTAGACCGTATTCTTTTTGACAGAGGACTACGAAGAGACCAAGTAGGTTTGGCAACGTACGAAATAGGAGAGGGTCCGGGCGGCATAGAACAATCTCAACTGATAAGTTCATCAGACCCTAAAGATGTTGATATAGAAAGAGACTTGTTTAGCGGTGAAATTATGGGTGAATGGTATAGAGACCGCACTTTACAAGAATTAAATTCTCTTGCTAGAAATGCAGGCGTAGATATCAAAGACCTCACACTGTACAAAAAAACAACTAAATCTCGCAATGGTAAAGAAATAAGCGTAACAAGAAGTACGTTTCAAACAGGGACACCAGTAAAACGACACGCTGCAGAATACATAACTGAAGGTGTTGAAACAGGTGAACCAATAACAGAAATGCTTGTTGGGTACAGTCAAAAATCGTTAGAAGATAAGTATGGAAAACTTCCGGGATTCAACTATCTTGGTGTAGCTGAGTTTGACATGAGTACGGGCGAAATGGTGGGTGTGCCTGAAGAACGTATGGCAGAGGATATTGCTGTATTCTTTCCAGATTTAAAAGACCCCATTCTGTTGTCTCAAATGGATGCAGATGAAAGAGCAAGACTGAAAAGCGGGGAAGGTTACACGGTTCCTGCTAAAGTAAATCAGGACACAGGGGAAATACAGTTAAGCGGCAGTATTTCTGAGGCTCCCGGTTCGTCTCTTGCCAGAGAAATGAACATGCCATTTAAACTAAATGGGCAGTTTCTTGGCGCACCTACCAGCTTAAATCCTGCTGACACTATAATTCAAATGCACGGCAAGTTGACCCCACAGACGGTTGACGCAATCAACGCTTCCCCCGATAGAGAAGAATACATACGACAAGCTGTCGGTGTAATCGGCACGAATGTTCGTAGTATATTTGCACAACAACTAGGACAAATAAACGAAACACGATTAGCACGAGGCATGGATATTCAACAAAATACTATGCGCCAAGTAGCTGGGTATCTACGAAGAAACGGATTAAATGCGTTTTTCCAAATAGAAGGTATGGAAGATGCAATTAGGTCACTTGATATTGTTAAGCACACTGAAACAAAAAGCAAATTAGTTGAAGAATTACAAAAAACTATTCCACAAGGCGCACAGCCTATAGTTATGGAATCAGCATCAGACCCAAGTGTGATGGATGAAGAGAACGATATTGGTAGTTTTGCCGAACGTGGTGTAGATTCTACTTTTATAACCACACACATTCCTGCTAATCACGTACCTTTTATGCAGAGTGCATTTTTACCTAAAATTCTTAAATTAAATGGAAACAACATGGCTCAAGCGGAATACGCTATAGGAGATATGTTAATTCATGAAACTGATGCTTTATCAGGTGAGTTAATTGTGCAACAAAACGGGTCTCTAAAGCCTGCAAAAAATCAACCGATTATAGGTTATTTTAAAACTCTTGATAGCATAAAGGTCACAGGGGGTGGAGGACTTTCCTATTTAGATGAATTTATAAGATATGTAAACGGAGACCCTACGTTAGCGTTAGGCAGTCAGAAGTATCAAGCGTTTGCAGATGGCCTTATAAAGGCAACACCAAACGTTAGAGACGCAGTTGAGGCTGTTGAAATATTTATGTTTGACACACCTAATAACTTTGATGAGGTAACGTACACTCCTCCTTCACTTATGGCTGCAGCTAAAAGGGCTGGATTAGGTCCGTTTTCATCTTCACAAACAGAAAAAAAGTTTCAAGCAAGTTTGGGAGTTATAGACTCTGCTGACAGAGCCATAAACATATCTAACAAAATACTGTCCACATATGTAGACCCAGAGACAGGAAATCTACGTCCTTCATCTGCGGTAGGTGAATTTCTCTTGTCTTTAGATGGGATAGAGTATATAGGTCGCGAAGTTATATCTCGCATGACTAATGCGTTAGGTTCGGATGGAGCAGTTCAAACAATTACAAACGAGTACATGAGTACTGTTGACCGTTTGAAAATTGGCTTAGGTCTTCAAACAACGGGCAGCGTAGGTGATGGAGTAACCGGTAACACAGGCCGAGAAGAGATTACAAAAATCGTACAAGAGATTGCGGCTGATGTTACACGTGCAAAGACAGCAGAAGAAAGAGCCTTGGCTGCACGGGGATTCCACATTGTAACTTTGGCGTACGAATTGTCTGCTACAATTCAAGGCGGAACAGGTGGTCGTACGATTTCTGACCAAGACGTGGCTTTGATACTCAGAGCATTAAGACAAAAACCTCTTGCAACTCCACAACAACAAATGGCTGTGATAATTGAAGCAAGAGAGATGGCTCGTGAGTTACGAATGGTAGCTGAAATTGAAACAAGCGGAGACCTACCACGTTTAGCTGCATATTACGTAGTCAAAAACCTGTCTGCTCAAGCTAATGGAAAGTATCACCAAAACATCAGCCCAGAAATGGTAGCTGCAAGATTTGGGGGTGTTACACAGGTAGACATGTTTGATGACCAAGTAATTCTTGATTCTGTAAACTTACGCAGAAGAGCGCAAAACCTTCAGCCGTATCCATCATTTGCGGCTATTCCACAAGCAGAAAAAGACCAATTCATGGCGGATATACAGTAATGGCAGAGCAGAAGACTAGCGATTATAGCTTGTTCAATAAGACGGTCAACACGTTGAACTACGGTAATACGGCGAGTGAACCTGAAACTAGCATGTTTGATGCTCCCGGTGGTTTAGGTGGTGCGCTTCCGTTTAGACCGGGCGGACTTTTTGGGATAGACAGGGAAAAGTCTGAATCAGTACTTACAGGGGAAACTGAAGTAAGGTTCGATGAAGGCCCACGGGTATATGGCATACCTATAATGCCCGGTGCAAAATTTGTAACGATGAAGAAGAACATACTGGATGAAAGCCAACGTGATGATATCGTATCTGTACAGGAAGCGTACAAAGCAGCGGGATATGACGTAGAGGGAGAAGCCTTCAAACAGATGATTATGGGGGCAACCGGATTTAGTTACCAAGACAGGGATGGTATTCCTGATGAATCTGGTAAATTACCTACCAAGAGAGTACGTTTTGCAAAAGGACAAAGTTACGAAAGTCGAATTGAGACTATGAACTTTGGAAGAGCATTAACGCTTGATGTCTCACAAAAAAATAGAAACAACGTTGATGTCTTGCGCGGTGAAAAGATTCCGTACTCCGCTATAACAGACCAGTTTACAACAACGACAAAAGATTTAGACGAATACTATTTCAACGCGAATCCATTCTCTGACCGTTCTGTAGACGAAGCGACTAAGTGGGACTTCTTCATGACGGCTACGTTTGACAACGAAGTTTTGAATGTAGGTATGGCTCGTAACTTTGTTAAGACCATGCGAAACAATGGCTTTAGTGAACGAAATATAGCTGGTATTATGAAACACAAGTTTGCACTTCCTACCGCAGGGGGATTTGGTGCAGGTGATATTTCTAATTTACGTGGTGTGTATACAGATGTGTTTAGGTTTCCAATAGAAGCAGCAGGGTACGTTTTAGGTGAAGCGTTAGATGCGCTTACTTTAGGTACATCAGAGTACGCAGGACAATATCTTGGACCTTTTGCTGCAACAGCAGAAGACCGTGAAGAATTTTTAGAAAGAGTATTTCCTCGTATGCCCGGTATCATTTTAGATAGAATGGACCAGCTAGGACTTGACCTTACTTACGCAGATGCTGAAAGATTAGCCCGTATGTACTCTGGACCCGGAACCAAAGCCTTAGCTTTAACGGCTGAAGTTGCGGCTGCTGCAGGAGCAGTTAAGGTAGCCCAAAAAACTATGGGCAAACGGGAAATAGAATTATTTAAAAAACACGCGAAGGAGATGGAAACTAAGTATCCAGATATGTCTCCTGATGACATACTTCAATCATTTAAAACTACCAGAGAGACGCAAATCTTTGGTAAGAATATGAGTACACGTACTGTACATGATGGTATTTTAAACATACCTTACTTCGGTGCAATTGCTGCTCCTGTTACGGAAAGTGGTATTGTACGTGGAATTACAAGCAGTATAGGAACAGCGAGTACAAAGATAAACGGTCTTCGTACTTCTTCAGCTTTAAGAGCAGGTATGCAGCTTGAAGAAGCCGCACTATCTGTTAGTCAACGTCCTGAAGTTCGTAGGTTTGTTAAATTTAGAAATGATAAGCGCAGCGAAATAATAGGCATACAAAACAGGGCTAGTCAAGAAGGACGTACCCTTACAAAGAGAGAACAAGACAGAATTGACAAACTTCGTTTGGATGTATCTGGAACGGAACGACAGTTGCGTAGAATCGTAGCTGATTCAGAGGCTCCCCCATTTATGCGTAACAACGAAGGTCTTGATACACTTGTTGTTTTAGGGGGAACAGGAGCGTATCTTACAGGTCAACATTTCGGTGGCGATGAAATGCTATGGGAGTTCTTTGGTTCTATGGGCGGATTAGCTTTGTACGGAACTAAATCAATGAGCATGAACGCTGGACAAATTATGCGTAGTATGTATGCAGGTCGTAAAGATATAACAACTCTGGGTGACCTTAGAAACGCAGAAAGATTAGCTGGAAACTTAATGAACTTTGATGAAACGTTCAGAGAAGCTGTTCTTGCTCGTGTAGAATATTTCAATGGATTAACTACGGCTCTTCGTCAAGAAGGCATACCCCAAAATGTGCTTGACCAATCCTCTTCTCGTATTATTCGTTTGTCTGTTGTTCAAGTCATTGAAGAAGGTCTTCGCGTTGGTATAAACGCTCAAGAAGGTCTTGCTTTCAAAGGTGATTTAGAACTTATGGAACTTAACCGTAGTATGCAACAAGAATTAGTGCAAGAACTTCGGGGTTTGTTTGTACGTTTGAAACAGAATGAAAACGCAGTAAAATCTGGGACAGCAACAAATAAACTATTTTTAACTGTTCAAGCAGCTATTGAAAACGCAGAGGGTAAAATTAGACAATTAGACGATGACTTAGTTGTTTTAAACGGTAACTACGAACAAACAGTCACTGGTATGATTGAAGGAACTAGTAAAGGTCTTTCTGATAGAATTGCCCCAGATGCAGAGCAGAGCATGGCAGAAGTGTTTGATAGGCTCAACACTTTTGGAGTAGGTCCGATGACTCCAGAAAATGCAAATGCGGTTCGTGCTGGAATCAACAAAAAAGCGGGTACTATAGCTAGTTCTATAGCTGCTCAAGCTAGACAAACTGTTGTAAATGCCTTGCCTACAACTACAGAAACTGCAAAAGATACCACTGCGGCACTTTTAAACACATCAGGCAAAGACGTAGCAATACCGAAGGGTATTGACCCTAAATCTAATCTGCCACTTTTTAGAAACCCATCTGATTTGCTTGCGCTGCTTCTTGAGTCTACTCATGCTGCCGACAAAGCTAATGCAGCCATTCCTTACAAGTCTCTTGATAATCAAGTATTCAAAATGCGCGACCCATCAGGAAATCTTGTACCCGTATACGGAAAAGCGTTTAGTGATGGGGGTCAGATACTTGATGATATAACTGCTGCACTTAAAATGGACGAAAGCGCAGAGTTTCTGGTAGCTTTAAATCCTGATGCAGTTGGGTTTGCTCCAATGAACAAGATATTTAAAACTCTTGACGATTCTGCTCAGGGGCTTTTAAATAGAATTGCAGAGAAGCAGGGTTCTACTGTAGACGAGGTTCTTGAATCTATATCTGCAAGAGCAGGGGGGGATTTAGATACTAGACTTCCTCGTCATTTATCTGCGGTACAATACTTACGAGCAGAAGCAAAAGCAAAAAATTCAGACTTAGAAATGTTGCCTTTGAATTTTACACAGCTCGTAGAACTAAGAAGAGGTGTGGGAAATCTAGCTTCGTCTGCTGCTAAATCAAACAAAGGTGCTGCTGCAAATGCGTTTTTATCTATACGAACTAAAGCAGATAGTGCGTTTACTAAATTTGTAGTACAGAACGAAGATGGCGCACGTATACCTGCTGGAAATCTAATGGCAGACGTGGCTCTCCCAGACGGCTCAGTTAAAACGATGAGTGTTTCTGACGCTCTTAAATTTGCTAATCAAAACTATACGCAATTCATGAAGCGATATAGAGACGACGGTTTGATACGCTCATGGATGGGTTTTGATGATTTTAAAAATGGCGCACGTGTAAGAACAACAGCCAATGCAGATACCCCAATGGGTATGGACTATGGAAAAAATCCTACAAGTTCGTGGATTAATGTAAGAAGCTGGTCACAGAAAAGTATTGAACAACAACGCGAGGACATGAAATCTCTTTCGGATGTATTTGGAGAAACTCAAACAGACGGCACTAAACGTATAAATATAGATAGCGATAAAGGTAAGGCGTTTCAGCAAATACTCGCTGCCCACTACAGAAAGTTTCTCTTAGACGAATTAGAAAGGGGTAATATTCAGTATTCAGATATTGAACAAATATCTCGAAACTTTGAAGCTGCGTTTACAGGAGTGAATTACGCAGGAACAGAAGTACGTTTAATAGACACCGATAAAGCATTTAATCAGTTTTTAGGTTTTAGTGAAGGCACGGTGGGTAAAGACAACTGGAACCGTTCCCAACAGCTAATAAAGTCCGCCGCACAGAATGAAAAGAACAGAGTTGTACGCGAAGTTAACGTGATAAAACAAGGTTTAGATAGTTCTATTAAGTTCTTACAAAACTATTCATCTGAAAGAGTAGATGCTACAAACCTTGCAAAACAACTCATCAGTGGTGGCCCCGTACGTGTGAGTCAATTAAGAAAGCATTTAAAAGAAACAGGCAAAATGACAGATGATGATGTCAGTTTAGTTCTTAGAAATGTACTTTCAGAAGCAATCGAAGTGCAGGTGATGAAACCTACTGGCGTTTACACACCTCAAGTAGGTTCAGGTAAGGTTGTAGAAAATTTCGAAGTAGACTTGAACGCTTTGAACACATTGTTAGGTAGAGACAACCCTGAAGTTGCTACGGCGGTAAAAGAAATAGTAGGTCCCGAAGCGTACGAAACCTACACTAATGTTTTAAAATTTATGTCTGAACAACAGAGAAAGAGAAACTCTGAAGGATTGAGTATAACTGGTGTGCCTCGTGACTTCTCTATTGAAAGTTACATAAGCCGATTCTATGCTATTAATCGTGGGGTGGTTAGCTTCCGTTATGTAGGTACAGAAGCTATTCTACAGCAAATGCGTAATAACAACATGTCTCTCTTGACACAAATGATGCAGAACCCAAAGGTTGGTGCTTTATTTGTAGAAATGGTGGCAACAGGAAGACCTCTTCCTGCACAAAAAGAAAAAGAATTATTTCAAATGCTTGTTGTAGGATTCGAAAAGTTTAATTCTTTACACTCAAGTCAAAAGACATTTGAAGTACCTACTAACTATGATGGGGAAGATGTCGGTTACAATTACAAGTACACTTCCAACAATGATATTTATGATAACTCGCTTGTACCTTAGGAGAGAACTATGAAAACGTACAACAACGGCCCACGTAAGGGTATGATGTATGGTGGTGCTGCCCGTCGTAAGCCAATGATGTACGGCGGCATGGCTACCACTAAGAAGAAAAAGAAAATGCAGTACGGCGGCACTGCAAATCAAATGTCTGCAAAGAAGGCTACTGGTCAGCAGATGCCTCGTGAAGAGCGTAAATCAAAGAACGTTGAACCTGCAATGGGTATGCCTGCGATGGCAGAAGGCGGAAAGCTAAAAATGGTAAAGAACAAAGCTGGTAAAATGGTTCCGTTCTATGCCGCAGACGGCGTTGGCAAAATGGCCTACGGTGGAGAGACAAGGGGCGACATTCAAGACAGAACTAAAAAAAAAAGTTCTAGCTTAACTGCTAAAGAAGAGGAAACGGCGTACATCGTCGCTAAAGGTTTAGCTGACGGATTAAAAGGTACACCGGGTGGACGTAGTTCAATGTCCGAATCTGACTTAGATAGAATCTTAAAAGCGTTAGAACCAAACTAAACGTACGTTCTAGACTTTTCCATCACTTCATCACCGACTGTACGCAAGTATCGAATTAGGGATGCTACACTGTGCGAACCTTCGTACTCTGGCATCCCTAAATTCATTTCGCGTTCGAAATCGTCAGGGTTAACGCCATCCCACAGTATCTCTACGTTGCCACTGGTAAGCAGGTTTGCTTCCAGAGAAAATAACTTAGCCTTCTTTTGCGCCATTTGCTTGTCTCAATTCAGATATAGGTACGTTGTAACAATCCGCACGAACCGTATAACCGTTCGCAGGGTCAAGTGAACCTTTCTTCATAAACACAGCTTTATCAAAGTACTCTTTTTTATCTAGCATACCCAAGAACCAACCTATAGAGTAATCCTTGTGTACACGAGTAAAAGCGTACATGTCACATTTTTGTTTTGTATTAAAGTTACTGATGCTGCAATCATAGTGTAACTTAGGAACAGCAGAAGTTTGTTTAGTTTTTACTTCTATTTTCTTACCGTCGTCTAGAATGATATCGTAGTCGTACGAATTTTTCCACACACCACCTAACACAGAAAGTACGATTTGCTCTCCTATAAATCCTGCTATACTACCACCCCCTCTAAGTATAGAATTGTTTAACAACCCCATCTGACGAGTTTTAGAACGAGCAGCTAAAAGCATCTCATCTGATATTTGAATTTCAATCATACTAAAAGAACTTATCAATCAGTGCGACACACACTTCGTAAGTTCCGTATGCAAACAATCCTATTACACATATCTTTAGAAACTTATTCATACCGTCATCTGACATGCGTTCCCATTCTGGTCTACTCATGCTCTCCCCCTGCTCCTCTACCAAGACCACCAAAATACTGGGGTCTCTTACGTGCAACCTCAAAGGTAGCTACAGTCACTACTATACCAGCTATAAGTACACTGTGCAACAGCGCACTCACACCAAATACAGTTATAGAACCAATGTACATCGAAAAGATAATACACCACATCCATGCAAGAAGTTGCATAACAAAGTGTCTGGTGTTTGTATCAGGTATGTTACGTAAAGGGTTATGCTTACTATTCATAACCACATTCCAACTATCATATATAAATTTATTCATCGTACGGAACTCAAATCTACTATCTCACAAGAATCTGCCGTGCAAGCTAATTCACGTGAGCCTGTGGTCGTATCTTCTTTTTCAAACTCAGTTAGCTTGTTCCAATCAAGACTAACGTAATCGTATGCTTGCTGCCATTCTAGATAATCTTCTCGCTCTATGTCTTGATACGGAGCCTGCTGATAAGTATGCTCACTGTGAGGCAGGAACGAAACGCCGGATGCAACATCGAAGTTTTCGTACACCCAAGCACCCACCTCCATCCACTCTTCTTCCTTAACAGAAATAGTTACAGATGGCTTGTGTTCACACCAATGCAGGGCGTACGTTTTCCATAACTCTAACTGCTCGATAGCAGACATATCTGTACGCAGCACCGCACCTAAAGGTGATTGCATAGCAAAGCTAAACACCGTAGTTGTATCAGGCTTCATGACGTCAGGCTCATTGTACACTCCTGACTCCTTCATAAACTGAGTAAGAGGGTCAGAGTTGCCACCGCGAACAGTTCGAATGTAGTAATCATTGTGACGAGCATGGATACCACTAGCTGCGTCCACCAGTTGTGACACAGTACCCGACGGCTTTACACAAGTGATTGCAGCGGACTGAGGGATTCCAAGCATTTTTGCATACTTGTGATTTGTCTTCACTGCTTCTTCTTTCATCTTTTCTAGCCACCGTTTGCTGTCTACGTTTTTCGACAGAACTGCGTGGTCCATAATACCAGTTAAGGACACGCCTAACAATCTTTCTTCCTCTGTGTTCTTTTTCCATACATTCCTCAAATACTTGAAATCTGTAAGCGTAGACTGTATTGTACCTACAATAGTAGCAATTCTCGTCTTCCTCAGTAAGTCATCAAGGGTATCACTAGCCCTCACGACGACCTCAGAGAGGTTACAAAACTGGTATGGACGCAAAATAATCTCACTACATGGGTTTGTACCCCACGGATGTCCTGTTTCTCGTCTGCCGTTACGTGCAACCTGTTTGTCTGCGGCATCACGATTAAAGATACCACGTTCACCAGATTTACTATCGTACAACGCAAGCCACTCACGCATAAACGTACCCATCTCAGGCTTGCCTTTGTATGCGACAGAGTTGTTAGCCAAGGCTCTCTGTCCTTCATTTTCCCACCACTGTCCTGCCTTGGCATGACGCATCTGGTCATCATTTAAGTTACTAAGACTGATGAGAGCAGAGCGTCTTACCCCACCTACAACAACAATCTCCCCAATCTTACACATCAAATCATGACACTCAATCGGAAATAGTCTACGGCCTGATGCTTTCTTAAATACTTCTACAGTAAACGTGAACAAGTCCACAAGAGGCTGTGGGCCAGAGGCTCTTCCCCCCATAATCTTTAAGCGTTCTCCAGACGCACGAACTTCTGATACATCCCATGTAGGTATCTGTCCTGCGTACAACAGTGCAATTAACTCTCTGTATGCCTTTGCCCATCCCGGTTTGCTATCTGCAACTTTGATAACGGTTTCAGAATCGTTCATTGCATCACTAACCACAGGCATCTTATCAACGTTACTACGCTCAACAGAAAATCCTACCCCAGTGCCACACATAAGAATGTACATACACTCATCAAATGAACGAGGACTATCCACAGGAATGTACGAACAGTTATACCCACATACGTTATCTCGTTCCAGTGCAGCACCGGATGTCATCATAGCTCTCATGCTTGGCATGACTTGTAAATCTAAAATAGCATCGTGTATGTCAGAAAGGTCTTGCTCTGGTATATCAAAATCATGTTTTTCTTTAAGATGATTTACCATAAAGTTTGTATAACGATATACAGTCTCATGCCAATCTTCTCTGCGTCCTTCATCTTCAATCCAACGAGCATATCGTGACTTGTGTATGAATTGCTGATAGGGGGTAGGTAACATATTACTCATCTTCTTCTCTTTCCTTTGGATAATATACGTGTACTTCGCTGTTACAATTAGGACAGTGTAGGTTAGTTACCATGCTATATTCAGAATCTTCTTCTGATATATCGTGGTCTCCACCCCAAATTAATTCTGTCTTGCAATGCCAACAGTTCATTCTGTCTTCTCTTTAATTAACTTTTCGAGATACCACTGGGCTTTTTTGAGGTCTTGTAATTTGCCTTTGTATCTGTATCTCCAGACGTACTTGATGATGTTCCCTTGTAAGTATTGTTCAAAGCCTGTACCCGTCGCCGCCCTGATTGCATCAATGCACTCGATACCTGCCTGATTGTAGTGGAAGGGTTTGTCAACCATGTCATAGCCGCTATATGCCTC